TAATACGACAAGATGCAGAAAAAAGGTTATTGGAAAGACATCCTGATTTTGAAGATATCAGAAACAGTGATGACTTTCATGGTTGGGCAAAAGAGCAACCTAAGTCTATCCAAGATTGGATATACTCAAATGCTGATGATGCTGACCTAGCTGCACGTGCTTTAGATTTGTTTAAAAAAGATTTTGGTATTGAACCTACAAAGACTAAGTCATCTTCTAAACCGACCAGAAAATCTGCTGCAGATATGGTTTCTACTAAAACAAAAAGTATAGAACCAACTCAACAGAAAATATGGTCAGAAAAGGAGATTGCTGCAATGAGTGTTGCTGAATTTGATAAATACGAACAGGAAATATCAGATGCAATGCAAGAAGGCAGAATCGTTAAATAAACTATAATTAACTACAAGGAGAAAGTATCATGGCTCAATATTTTGAACCCTCAACAGATACAGATGCTAACTTTGCAAACTCCGTAGCAGGACAAACTAATAGTTTCTTTTTACCTTCGGTTTACTCTAAAAAGGTTTTAAACTTCTTTAGAAAAGCCTCAGTGGTAGAAGCTATTACTAACACCGACTATGCTGGTGAAATATCTGCTTATGGAGACTCTGTAAAGATTATCAAAGAACCTGTCATTTCAGTATCAGACTACACAAGAGGTAGCGATACTACTGACACAAAACTAACTGACCAAGAAATAACTTTGGTTGTTGACAGTGCTAAAGCTTTCAAATTCATCGTAGATGATATTGAAACAAATATGTCACATGTGAACTTCAAAGAAGTTGCTTCAAGCTCTGCTGCATATGCATTGAAAGATTCATATGACGCTGCTGTTTTAGCAACTATGTTTGCTGGTTGTTCTGCATCATCACCTGACCATATTATTGGTTCTGACAGTGCTACTGCTGATTCTACTATGACTCACGCAACTAACTCTGTAGACCTACTTGGTTCAGATGGTACTGGTGTAGATGCTATTGACCTTATGGCAAGAATGGCAAGACTTTTAGACGACCAGAATGTACCTGAAGAAGGTAGATGGTTTGTTGCACCTCCTTCATTCTATGAAGAGTTGTCACAATCTGGTTCTAAACTTCTTTCTGTTGACTTTAACGCTGGTCAAGGCTCAATCAGAAACGGTTTAGTTTCAAGTGGAAAGTTAAGAGGATTTGATATGTACAAATCTAACAATATCGCTGCAACATCTAATGCAACTGGTAAAGTTATGGCTGGACATATGAGTTCTACTGCTACTGCTAACACTATCCTTTCAACAGAAGTGTTGAGAGACCCAACATCGTTTGGTGATATTGTTAGAGGTCTTCATGTCTATGGTGCGAAAGTGCTTAGAGATGATGCTTTATGTAGTGCATTCTACACAATTGACTAATATCAATTCGGGGGAGTCTTAGGACTCCTCCACTTTTTACAGGGAGATAAAATGAAAGATAAAAAAAGAAAAGGTTATATGATGGGTACTAAAGTAGAAAGAAAACCTATGATGAAAGGACGTATGGCTTATAAACACGGTGGCGATGTTAAGATGGATGGATGTCAACCTATATATAACGGAACACCTAAAGCTAAAGCTAACTAATTATGAAAGTTAAAGCACCAAAAGGATACCACTGGATGAAAGATGGTAAAACATATAAATTAATGAAACATACAGGTAAGTTTGTTAAACATAAAGGTGCAAGTTTAACAGCTAACTTTGCAATTCAAAAGGTTCACAAAAAATAATGGCTACTACATATCTTGACATAACTAATGAAGTATTAAGAGAACTCAACGAAGTTCCACTAACTGCTGCAAACTTTACAAATGCTACAGGTATTCAGAAGTTTGTTAAAGATAGTATTAATAAATCTATATTTGATATAGCTAATCAAGAACCTCAATTACCTTTCTTTTCTGCAGGAGCTAGTGGAGAAACAGACCCTTTTTATGGGAATGTAACAGTAGCTACTACAGCAGGAACAAGATGGTATACTTTAAAATCTGGTAGTTCTAGTATTACTACAGACTATGCATCAATAGATTGGGATGATTTTTACATCACAACAATAAATGTAAGTGGAGAAACAGCACCTTATGTTTCTGAAGGATTAAAATTTTTAACTCTTGATGATTGGAAAAGATACTACAGAGATAGTGAAAATGAAGATGATGCTAACTCACAAAACTATGGAGAACCAAAATTTGTTATTAAGTCTCCAGATAGTAGAAAATTTGGATTAAGTCCAATACCTGACAAGGTTTATAATGTACACTTTTATGCTTTTGTAAGACCGACTGCTTTATCGGCTTATGACGATACAATCGTTTTACCAGAGCAATACAGTAATATAATAACAGCAAGAAGTCGTTATTACATTTGGCAGTTTAAAGAAAGCCCACAACAGGCTGCTTTTGCATTGGATGATTATAAGAAAGGAATGAAACATATGAAATCTAATCTTATGAATCCAGCTCCAAAGTATATGACAGACGATAGAACTTACTTCTAAATATGGCACGTTCACAACCTTTTACCGTAGCATGTGCAGGTGGATTAGTAACATCAGCTAACTCTATAGACTTGTTACGTACACCCGGAGTAGCTACAGTTTTACAAAATTTTGAAGTATCTATTGAAGGTGGATATAGACGTATTAATGGTTTTAGTAAGTTTGGTGCAGGAAGTGCAGTTCAACCTACAGGTGGTGTAACAAATATATTAGGTACTATGCCTTATGCAGATGGTGTTATAGTTTGTGCTGGTACTAATATTTATTTTACACAAGACGGTATTACATATTTACAAATAAATAAATTATCACATAGCAGTGGAGATAATTACACAACTTTTACAGGTAAATCAGCTACTGCAAGAACTGGACAAGGGCAAATACAATTTGCAATGTTTGAAGGTGCTGCACAAGATTATGGCACAGTAGTTATAGCTGACGGAGCTAATAAACCTTTTAGTTTTAGAATGGAAGGCACAGGAGCTTTAAGTTCTAGAACATATTTCACAGAAGAGGTAACAGTAACAGGAACTAAATATGCTACGTTTATAACTTCACATGACCATCACTTAATAGCTGCTGGTGTAGAAGATAACGAGAATACAGTTTTTTATAGTATTTATAATGACCCTTCAGACTTTAGTGGAACTGGAGCAGGGTCAGTAACTATATCAGATAAAATAGTAGGAGTTAAAGGATTCCGTCAAGACTTATTTATATTTTGTGAAAATAGTATACATAAACTTATAAATATAAACGATAGTCAAAATACAGCAGTTGTACCAGTTGCAGAAAACGTAGGGTGTTTAAGTGGTTATAGTATTCAAGAGATTGGTGGTGACTTAATATTTTTAGCACCAGATGGATTAAGAACAGTCGCTGGTACAGCAAGAATTGGTGACGTTGAGTTAGGTACAGTTAGTAAAGCTATACAGCCTATTATAACAGAACTAGCAGAAAATGTAAATAATTATATTATAAATAGTGTTGTACTTAGAGAAAAATCACAATATAGATTATTTTATAGTAACGAAGGCTTGACAAATTCTGCACAAAGGGGTATAATAGGTACATTAAGACCAAATGGTTTTGAATGGTCTGAAACAAAAGGAATAGAAGTAACAGCTATAGGTTCCGGTTTTGATACTAATGGTATTGAAAGATATTATCATGGTGATACAAACGGTTATGTTTATGTACATAATTCAGGTGATAACTTTGATGGCTCTTCAATAGATGCAAGATATCAAACACCAGACTATGATTATGGTGACTTTGGAACTTTAAAAACTTTACACTATGTTAAACTTTCTATAGGTCCAGAAAACGAAGTACAGCCTTCACTTAGAGTTAGATTTGATTACGATAGTAATGAAACACCACAACCAGAAGATTATTTATTAGACAGTGTACCAGCTCCATCTATATTTGGTACAGCTTTGTTTGGAACAGCAAAGTTTGGAGCATCTGAACAGCCTTTAGTTAGGTTAGCATTGCAGGGTAGTGGTTACTCTAATAGCTTTAGAATATTAACAAACGATACAAACGCACCTTATACAATAAACGGACTATACATAGATTACATTCCATCAGGTAGGAGATAAAAACAATGGCAGGTTATACAAGACAAAGTACATTTGCAGACGGAGATACAATCACTGCTGCATTATTTAACAATGAGTACAACCAATTATTAAATGCTTTTAGTAACACAGGAGGTCATAAGCATGACGGTACTACTGCAGAAGGACCAGTAATAGGTCTGATTGGTGATGCAGGTGAGACATCTCCAAACAACAAAGTATTAATAGATACTACAAATAATCATATTGAATTTTATGTAGAAGTATCAAGCAACCCAGTACAACAAATCTATATAGCAGATGGAGCTATCGTACCTGTCACAGATAGCGATATAGATATTGGTACAACAAGTTTAAGATTTAAAGATGCTTACATTGACTCTGTAACAACAACAGGTAATGTTAGTATTGGTGGTAATCTTACAGTTACAGGTAATGCAACTATCTCAGGTAATCTTACTTTTGGTGATGCAGATACTGATAGTATTAACCTAGCTGCTGAAATTGATTCACATATTGTTCCTAATACAGATGATACATATGACTTAGGTACAAGTACAAAACAATGGAGAAACTTATATATTGATGGTACTGCTGAAATAGATACCCTTGCTATAAATGGTACTACAGTTACCTCAACTGCTGCTGAACTAAACATATTAGATGGAGTGACATCCACAGCAGCCG